TTCGTGGCAGGGCTTATCGGCAGGCGTTACAGTATCGACGACCAGATTGCCATTCTGGCAAACAGCGATAACACGGCCGAACACGCCGAGGAACTGCGCACGTTTGAAGCCTACCGCGCCGAATGCAAGCGGCAGGTGGACGAACTGCTGAACCGATAGACACCTGAAAGAGGGGGAAAGAAAAAGCCCCCGACCTGTTAGTAGTATCCTACCACATACTAACACAAAGATGCGCCACAACGCACAGTCAGGGGCTTAATATGCCTTTTGACCGCGTTGTGACGCTTTTTTTGTGTATGCGGAAAGCCCGCTCGTATGTGGTAGGACTGCAAAAGTACGAAAAATAACTCAAACCATATTTATAAACCATTAAAACATTGTTAGTATGCTGAATGATTAAAGAAAATCTGTTTGTCCTGAAACAAACCTCGTCGCTCGGCGACCTGCTTATCAAACCCGTGGAAAAGGAACTTGCCCGCCAAATGGTGATAGAACACCACTATTCCCATAAATGGAACTTTGGCGGCTTTGGGGTGTTTAATTTCGGTATCTTCCGCGCTGATGAGCCAGACAGATGCCTCGGTGTTGCAGTTTACGGGTACATGAAGAACATGAACGCAAAGCTGTTTACCCATCCGAACCCGAAAGCGTGGATGTGTGAATTAAATCGTCTGTGGATTGATGATTGCCTCGGAAAGAACGCAGAAACGGTGTTAATTGCTGCCAGCATTAAGTTGATCCGAAAGATGGACGAGAACGTCGTGGCGATACAAAGTTTTGCCGACGGTCGTTTGGGTTGCGGAACAATCTACAAAGCAGCCAATTTCAAGTATTACGGCTTTCATTACACGCGCTTTCTTCGCAACAGGCGAACAGGTGAGTTTACCCACGAACAGATACTCACAAACACGACATCTCCATCTGGTTATGTTCGCTCGAATGTTGCTTTTCTACTTGGTGATTTGGAGGTGTTCGTGGTGAAAACCTATCGTTACATTTATCCTTTGTGCAAGCATTTTCAGTTTAAGACGAAAGAAAAGCCTTATCCTGAATATGACAAAGGGATGGAACAAATAGAGTGGGAAAGAGACAGGCGCAAGATAAAGGCAAATATCATTAGCCTGCTTGACAAGCTGGTTGCATGAAAGGTTTGCGAACGGGATAAACCGACGCAAAAGAACCTCTTAATTACTATGTAAAGATAGTGATTTTCTACGAATTGAGCAAATAAAGTGCAGACAAAATGCAGCTGAAAAGCAACATTTTCCACGCTTTTTGCAGATGTTCAAAAGGCATTTAATTACCGCTTAAATGGTGATTAAATGCCTTTGCTTTGATGGGGTGAAAAACAGTGAAAATTGTACGTTTCGTTTTAGAAAGTTGTACGTTTCGTTTTTGCGATTATAAATTGAGAACGATAATCCGTTTGTACGAGGAACAGACCGGCCTAAAGACCATTGCAGCACTGTCCCGCACCTCTCGCAACACCGTGAAAAAGTATGTCCGGAAATGGAACAGCCTTGGAATGTCTTATGAAATATTCCAACAGAAAAGCGATTCGGAGCTTTACGAGCTGTTCTGCGTGCCGGAAGCTTCCAAAGTGTCCAATCCCCGTTTGGAAGAGCTGGACCGTCTGATGCCTGAAATCTGCAAGGCTTTAAGCAAGAAGGGAATGACCACCCTCCAGCAATGGGACAAATACCGTGCGGTCCATCCTGACGGTTACGGTCTGACCCAGTTTCGTTTGGCCATCCAGCGTTACCGGAAGATCGCCCATCCGTCGATGCGCATGGAACACAAAGCGGGCGACAAGATGTTTGTCGATTATTGCGGTGATAAACTATGGATTTATCCGTATAATGAACCTCCCCGCCAGGTGGAGGTCTTTGTTTCGGTACTCGGTTGCAGCCTGTTGACGTACGTTGAAGCGACCAATAGTCAAAGCAAAGAGGATTTTATCTCCGCATGTGAGAATGCCTTTTATTATTACGGCGGAGTTCCTCAGGCGGTAGTTCCCGATAATCTGAAGGCGGCCGTCAGCAAAGCGGGCCGTCATGAATCCGTTCTGAACGAGGAGTTCGAGCGTTTTGCCGAACACTACGGAGTAACGGTCTTTCCTGCCCGTGTACGTAAACCCAAAGACAAGGCCCTTGTGGAGAATGCCGTCAAACTGACCTACAAGGACATCTACACCAAGCTCGAGTCATTGCATTGTCCCGACTTGCAAAGTCTCAATGCCGCGATCCGTTCGGCTCTGGAGTTGCATAATAACGGCACCTTGACAGGCAGGAACTATTCCCGTCGTACCTATTTTGAAGACATCGAGCGGGATGCATTGGGATCTTTGAATCCGCTCCGTTATCAGGTGAAGAAACAAGTCTCGGCCACAGTAGGCAAGGACGGTTACATACGCTTGCGCGAGGACGCCCATTTCTACAGTGTCCCGCACACATACATAGGCAGGAAGCTGACCATCCGCTATACCTCAAGCGATGTGGAAGTCTTTGACAATTACGCATTGGTAACCAGACACACCCGTAACCGCATGGAATTTAAACACACAACCAATCCCGAACACTTGTGTCCCGGACATAAGGCTATTCTGGAATGGTCTCCGGAAACCTTCCTCAAGGAAGCTTCCGAAGTGCACGAAGACGTGGAACTTTATATCCGTAAGATATTGGAAGAGAAACGTTATGTGGACCAGGCGAACAAGACCTGCTCCGGCATCCTGGGACTGGCACGCAAGGTGGGCCCCATGCGCCTTGCTGCCGCCTGCCGTCTTGCCGCCAGCTATGGCAGGTACAGCTTCCTTGAAGTACAGGATATCCTTAAAACGAAAAGCGAAATCATAGAATTGCCGGAAGAAACGGCCGACATACCGGATCATGAGAACATACGGGGAAAAGAATATTATGAATAACCCATAATTATAAACAATCCATTAAAAACAAGGACATGAACAACGATTTGACATTGGAAAAACTGCGAAGCATGCGCCTGTTCGGCATGCATGACGCTTTCAAGGCTTCTTTGGAGAACACGCTAAAGGAGCAGATGACACAAGACCAGTTCGTCTTCCACCTGGTATCCAGCGAATGGGACAACCGACGCAACAGGGCGATAGAGCGTGCCGTCAAGGCCGCCTCGTTCCGCTACAACGCCTCCCTGGAAGAAATGGACTACTCTTTTGAGAGGGGGCTGGACCAAAACCAGGTGGAGCGTCTGGCTGCCCTGACATTTGTAAAAGAGAGCAGGGACCTCTTCATTACCGGACCTACAGGAACCGGCAAAAGCTATCTGGCAACAGCGTTAGGCAACAAGGCCTGCCAGGAAGGATACAGAGTGCTCTACGCTTCCACGGCCAAACTGATGAGCACTCTAAAAATAGGCAAAGTGAAAGGAACCATATTGAACGACCTGAAGCGTATCGAAAGGATGGATTTGCTCATCCTGGATGATTTTTGCATGCAGTCCTTCGACTCGCAGGCAAGAGGCATACTGATGGATATTATAGAGGACAGGCATCAGAAAAGGTCCACCATGATAACTTCGCAGCTGCCTGTAAAGGGGTGGTATGACGCCATCGGAGAAAAAACGGTGGCCGATGCGATACTCGACAGACTGGTACACAACTCTCTCAGGGTTGAATTGTTCGGAGAGTCCATCAGAAAAAGGAAAACCAAGAATGAAGAAAGATATCTATGAGATTTCATACTATACACTATATCAACGTGTTGAAATTTATATGTATTTTTGTACAAAATCTATGAACCAAATTTGCAATTTTTTATAGAAAAACAGATAGAATAAAAGTTTAACTCGGGCTTTAATCTTCTATTTTAGACCCCATTCCCGATGAACAACTTTACACTTTTTTGAAGGAGGAACTTTAGGTGGTCACCTTCATCCGTTTTTAAGGGGTCAAGTTTACCGTTTTTTCCAGCGTTCAGCAAGTGGATGCAGTTCCGCATGTCGTTCGACGACGGGATTACGCCCGAACTGCTCAAAACCATCAACAAGTATCACGACCTGTATATCAGCGAACTGTTACAGAACAAATTCAACCAGTAGCCTATGGCTTCAAAAGCGGAATTAAGGGAAGCGGTCGAAAGGTGGCAGAAGCACTGCGAGACTGTGCAGCAGGCCACCGTGGTGAATACCGCGGAAACGGAAAGGGAGAAACTGGCACGTATCAGGCGCGTGCGTTCCGACTATGCCGCTTTCGTGGATTATTATTTCCCGCACTACACCGTGAACCCAGAAACGGGAAAACAGACGTCTTGCGCGCCGTTCCATATCAAGGCGGCGAACAAGGTGCTGAAAGAACGCAACCTGAAAGCGGCGTTCAAATGGCATCGCGGCGCGGCAAAGTCCACACATCTGGATATTTTCATACCCATGTGGCTGAAATGTCAGGAAACGCGCCAGATTAACGTCATGGTGCTGGTGGGCAAAAGCGAGGACAACGCGAACACGCTGCTGGCCGACATACAGGCGGAATTACAGTTCAACCAGCGGTATATCCACGATTTCGGGCAGCAGTACAATAACGGTTCATGGGAGGAGGGCGAGTTCGTGACAAAGGACGGCACGGCATTCTTCGCACGTGGACGCGGACAGTCACCGCGCGGTCTGCGTTACCGTAGCCACCGACCCGACTACATCGTCATAGACGACCTCGACGACGACGAACTATGCGAAAGCCCCGCACGCGTCACCCGTCTTACAAATTGGGTGAAAGAGGCTCTGTTCGGCGCGCTGGACGGCGGACGCGGACGCTTTATCATGGTGGGCAACCTCATTTCAAAGAACAGCGTGCTGGCCAACTTCTGCGCCATCGACGGGGTGCATGTGTCACAGGTGAACATCTGGGACAAGGACGGGGGCGTGTGATGGGGGGGCCAAAAGGGGGCCCCGAGAAGGAAAAACAC